AAATAATCGTAGGGTGGTACGTCGGCCTGTACAACCTGTACAACCCGCACAACCTGTAAATAATGGTGTACCACCAGTTACACCGTTACCTAGTACAACTGGTGCAGGAGCTGTACCTGGCTTACGGCCAACAGCACCAACAATACCGCAACCACGTTCAACAAATGGATTCATCAGGCGTTAACGTAAAGGAGTCAGATATGCTACTGCAAACTCTCAAAGTGTTGGATGAAATCGGCACAACGGTATTTACTGCTGATAAGGCTGGGATTAAAGACGCGAGTAATCGTGTTTTACACTTCCCAGAATATATCTATGATCGACTGTTTGCTACGCCGCTTGCTGCGTACATTTGGACGTGTGTTCGTGGTGTGTGGAAGGTATCATATGTTAATGCAAAGTATAGTGTTGTTGGCGGTGCAGGCGCCGCTGTTGATGTTCTTGTATGTAGTGGCGTAACGGCACCTGGGAGTGGAGTGACACAGTTGACAGGAACAATTGCACTGACTGCAACAGCACCTGCAAGTGTTAATGGTACGCTTATCGCTTCACCGACACTTATCCAACCAGGTGACAGTGTTGCGCGTGTTATTAGTGGAACGCCAGGTTCACTTGAGGGTGCTATTACTATTGAACTCACACGCGTAGAGTAGAGTAGAGAGATAAACATGGCAGAAGAACAAACTGAACAGACTAATCAAAATGACCTTGACCTTGCTAAGGTGCAAGACTTTATCAGAGGCCAAGTTGAAACATTTGCAAAAGAAGCTTTTGATAAGCATGCAGCAGATTTACCAACAACACAGCCTGCCGTAAGACAGACACGCGAAGAGGCTGCACGTCAACAACTACGCAGTGTTCTTGAGCCTTTCATCAAGCCAGAGATTGATACGATACGTGTTGAAGCCGCTGATACAAAAGATTATGTGCAGTTCTATGATAGTAATAGTGGTGTTGACGCTAGTGATCGTGAAGCTGTTGAGAAAATGTTTCTTGAATTGAAACAAAAGGGCAGACCTATAGCACGTCAAGATATATATGATTACCTCCAGGGGAAGAAAGCACGGGAGAAGCCAGAAGAGTTTACCAAAAGTATGAATGAGAGACGTAAGCAACAAACAGAGCGTGCATCGAGTGCTGCTGATGTTGGTCTTGCGGCATTAGACCGTGCACGAAATGATCCAGTGTGGAGTAATGTTAGAAACATGCCACTTGCTGATTTAGAGAAAGCTCTTGAGGGTGTGACTTTTTAACTCATTTATTTTAACTCAATGAAACATAAAGGGTCTGAAGATGCCTGATGCATATACCACATTTGCTATAATGCAAAATGACGCACCTAATGTATTTATTGCAAAGAAGATGATTGAACTGTTAGAGCGCACGCTTGTAATGGATAAGATTGCCGATAAGTACGCGCTTGAGAATGGTTACGGTAAAACACTTCGTGCTGTTCGCATTAAACGGTTGTCTTTGCCTAGTGGACAACTACTTGACGGTGTAACACCTCCTGGCGTCAACATGACAATGGAGTATGTGGACGTCACAGTTGAGCAGTGGGGTCTTGTTGCAATCATCACAGATCAAGTAGAGCTTACTACAACGCATCCAATGTTGAACACGGCTATTGAACGAGTTGCAATGGCACTGAAAGAGACAGGTGAGCGTGAAGACGCGCTTGTGTTGATGACAGCACCAAACACTACATTCCCCGGTGCTGTAACAGCGCGTAGTGGTCTTGCGGCAACAGATGTTTTCAATACTGCCATGGCTATCACCATGAAAGCAAAGCTGAAGATGCGTGGAGCACAGGCATATTCAGGCGGGACGTATATGTGCCTGATGCAACCGCCACATGAAGCCGCGCTTGTTGGTAGTGATAATGTGTTTGCAGCAGCATCGAACTTTGCAAAGCAGGAGAGATTAGAGTATGGGTATGTTGGTACCTGGATGGGGTTAGATTGTGTTGTTGGTAACTTTTTGCCGATGTTTGTTGGTGTAGCTGCACCAACCACAGGTGCAGCAACAGCAACAAAAGCACAGTACACTGTTGGTACAAGCGGTACACTTGCAACAGCAAACTATCAAATGCAAGTTGTTGGGCGTGAGATTACCACAGATTATGAACGGCGTCTGTCTGTACAAACAGGTAACATTGCTGTCACTTCACCAGGCAGCATTGCTGTAACATTGCCAACATCGGCAAATTATGTCTACGATATTTACCTGACAAAAGCTGGTGCAACTGTACCGTATCTTGTTGCGTCGCGGCAAGCAGCGTCAACAACGTTTACTATCACTACTGAACCTGCAGGAACTGAAACTGTTGCACCGCCAGCACCAGCTCTCGGCATCAGTGTCTATCCAGGGTTTGTTGTTGGGAAGGGTGCTGTTGGCACCTGTACGCTTAATGGTGCATCATTGCAGACCTTCTTAACGCCTAAGGGTGCAACAGATAGCGACCCGTTAGCACAACGGCGTAAGGTTGGTGCAAAGTACATGCGTAAGACGTTTATTCTTGATGGGAGTTTTATTGAACGTTTTGAAACAAGTAGCGCTCTCGCAGCGGTTGTACCTGCATAGTGTCACAGTGTCACAGTGTCACAGTATGGAAATATAGATGCCACGAAAGAAGATATCTCTCACTGATATAACACTTGAAGATGCTTTTAGCGTCTTTGAGCGTCACGGTTTAAAAGTGAAGGTGGAGGCTGTTGAAAATGAACAACCAAACCCTTCACTTGCAGATTTTCTTGAGAAGCCGCCAGAAACACCTGATTTACCGCAGCAAGTGTCAGGTAAAAGGGTTAAGATAACACTACATGCAAGACATACAATTGCAAGTTCTGGTACTATTGTTGACAAAGAGGTTATTGGGGGTACATTAGAAACATACGGGCCTGGTATTGTGACTGTGCCAGTTGAACTTGCATCATCACTTCTTCACCAGGATGGGCTTGCCCGCAAGGCAGATGAAAGTGTACGAGATAATCGTGTGCGTACACGTGTTATTGTTCCCTCTGATAATGGACAAAACCGTCTCATTGAAGTAAGCCAGGATTCTAATTTTGATTTATCTGGTTTACTTAGTGCTCTTGGTGATAGGCCTATGTATCATTTATAACAACGTTTATAACAACGTTTATAACAACGTTTATAACAGCATGTGAAAGAGAGTAATCATGCCTGTAAGAATGGCGATTACAAAACAGACAGCAAATGGCGAGCAGTTTGTTGTTGATGTGTGCCAATGGAACCCTGTTACTGGCGCTGTCATGCACAAGGATGTTAGCGAGATGTCAGAGCTTGCTGACGCTTGCTTACAGCTTGCTGATGCTCGCTCAATGGAAATGCATACTCGCATGCTTGAGGCGTACAGCTTACGTGAGTATTGCACACCTGAAGTATGGTATAAGATACAAAGTGTATTAGACATCATCGCGGGGAATATTAGAGCTGATACTGTTGCAAGACGTTGGCAGTCAGAGATTGAAGAGAGCGCAGAACTTGCAGCGCTATCATGCACGGCTGTAACAGCACCAGATGATGAGACTGACAATGATTAGAATACAGAATGATAACTTTGGTAAAGCACTCCATCCGCTCTTATACATCCGCATACGGGATTTTTGTCTAGCGCATACGCCTGAGGCACCAGCAGAAGCTTTCGCTAACACAATCCTTAACCGTTTCTACAATAACGACAAACGTTTGCATTTATTTGTTGAACTTGATGAGCGGAGTAATATTACAGCGCACGCTATAGCGGATATTCAAGAAGCCTTTAATCATCGTATTCTTCACGTCTACCAACTTCAGAAAGATCGACCTGATACAAAGACAATGGACGAGGTAATGGAGATTGCTGACAAATTGGCTGAAGAGTTTAATGTGAATTGCATCTCATTCAGCGTTGTGAAGAATGCAAAGGTGTTTGCAAAGCGGTACGGTTATACATTGACACGATCAATCATGATTAAACTGCCGTATGCTGATGCTGCGCAGCATTTGCATAGTGATGCGTTGCATAGTGATGAGGTGTAACTATGGGTGACATGTGGCCGCTACTTTCACAAATTTCGCAGTCAATAAATGATGCAAATGAACAGGTCAACAGTGATACATGTGATACACACAATGATGCACAGCAAGTGTTAAGTGATGCATATGATGCATATGATGCATATGATGAAACATAACAGCAGTGTGCAGTTACTGCGTATCACAACAACAATGTGTAAGTATAAATTACCTACAATAGACGATAAGAGAGCGATGTAATGGAAGAACGCATGTTAAAGTGGTTTGAGTACACACATCTCCCTGCACATTTACAAGAAGTCTCAAAAGAATTTTACAGTTTAGCTCAGGTTATCTGTACTTTATGCGTTAGCGGTCCTGAGCGCACTGTAGCTTTGCGTAAATTGCTCGAAGCAAAAGACGCTGCTGTGAGAGCAAAATTACATCCTGGCGGTTAAATATGCAAGCAGTGTAAAGGCGCATAACTATGGGTGACATTCTTAATGCCATTACAGGTACATCGGGTAGTACAGAGCAAACAACAACCCCTGATGAAACGCAACAAGCGATTAATAGAGAAAGATTAAATGAGTTATTGGGGTTATTCGCTCAGTATGATCCGGTAACGGGTGAGCCGCAACGTAATCGCAGTGACGTGTTAGGTGGGTATGAGCAAGAAAACACATATTTATCTAACCTAACAGATTTTGGTCAAGAGGTATATGATCGTGCACGTGCTGAAGATTCACTAACAATGGAGGATTATTACAACTTTTTCAATGAAAACGTCAGAGGCGCCTATGATGAGACGGCGAGTTACCTTGAAAGGTTGTACAATGACGCTTTAGCAAGAAGTTCGGATACAAAACATGAATATGTAGGTAAGGCGGAGAGTGATAGGCAGCGTGCAATTGATCTAGGTTTGTCAGAAACTGGTGGTTACGTTGACCAAGTTGCCAGGTCACGGATTAACCAGGCACTTGCATTACAAGGGTTAGAGAGTAGCGGTGCAACATCGCAGGCGATTGCAAATGCCACCGCTGAATACGGGCTTGATTACCTCGCTGAGATTGAGAAAACGTATGGGACAAATGTTGCAAACATTTATGCGGCACTTATGAGTGAGCAGAGCGACCTTGCACAAAACTACAGTGGCAACCGCACATCCTTAAGTAACACATATACGACAGCAGCAGAGTCATTCAATGAATCATTAGACGACGCACAGCAGAATATTTGGCAAAATTATGAAATACAGTCAAATATTGCAGACCGGCCACGACAGTTAGCAGAGAATGATTACCGACGTCGGCAAGATTTTGTCACGTCTATTTTCACCGGCATACCGTTTAGTAGTGGCAGCTCAACGAGTCAGCGCAGTGGTACAGGAGATATTTTTGAGAATATGGGCGACATGTTCGCCAGTATGTTGAGCGGCGGCGGTACGTAGACACGCCTACGACATGTACCAGCACACGCTACAAATCAGCGCAGCGACGCCACTTACAGCGGTTATTCACCGTGGCGCAACACAAGCAAAGACGCCATTTTTTATGCGCAGCACAGAAAGTCTCCGATACTGGAGACTTTTTTTTGTTCAGCTACGCCGTAACACGTTAAAAATCAACAGTTTGTAGCGTGCGCTGTTCTGGTATATCTTAATAGAGAGAAAATGCAACTCCTTTTTATTCAATAGTTTATGGGTACAAAAGTCTCCCATTGGCGCTACTTTTTTTCTCATGGCCGTGGTATACTTTTGCTGTCGTGTGCGGTGCACATTACATGGCGTGGACAGTGGCGGTGCCTGGCAAAGGGAGATAACAGAATGTCAATAGTGTTTATGGATTGCGAAACACTGCAAAGTGCGGAGACGTGTACACAGTGTAAACAACAAAAGTCAGTGTGTATGATGGATAGTAGTCACGTGTATCAGCCTATTAGTTGGGATAATCACGCTGCACTAGGGCTGAGCATCGGTAGTTATCTGATGGATGGTGTGGTGAAGTGGTTTGATCCTACAGATGTGG